CACCACGGTGACAACCCCCGGCGATAGCATCGTGCTCCCAGCAAGCCAGCCTGGACTTGAGCTGATCATCATCAATCACGGTCTCAATCCGATGCAGGCCTACGGATTGGGATCGGATACGATCAACGACGTTGCGGCCGCAACTGGCGTGTCGCAAATGCAAGGCTCGGTCGTGATCTATACCTGCGTCACTACAGGCGCATGGTACACTGAGGGGCTTGCCACGGGCTATGCCACCGGCAACGGCGGCGCGTTCCAGACTTTCTCCTCGATCGACAACCTCACGGCCCACGCCGGCGGCGGGCAGGCGCTGGCCACCGCGCTCACCGCCATGCAGAACCGGATTACAACGGTGGCGACCGCTGGCGACAGCGTGAAACTGCCACCCTCGGCCACAGGCATGTCACTCACCGTGATCAATGCGGCCGCCGCCAACAGCATGAACGTGTTTCCGGCGAGTGGCGAGAGCATCGACGCGCTCAGTGTCAATGCGGCGCGGGCGATTGCCGCCAACAAGACCTGCGAGTTCTTCTGCGTTACCGCCGGGCAGTGGCACTCGTTGATCAGCGCCTAATCAGAGGAAAGGAAACTCATGTCCATCGCCAACGCCACATATACCCGCAACACGTCGCTCGCCGCCAGTGAGGCGCGCAACTACCCGCGCTTCTTCATCGAGACGGTACGCGACGAGCACTCCTCGCGTCATCACGGTCGTGAGATCTTCCGCGAAGAGGAGCGCGTCGAGATCATTATGCCGGGTAATCCCTATACACGTCCGATCATGCGCGTGTCGGAGGAGCATCGCCAAGCCTGGCCGAAACAGTACGAGGCCTTTAAGGCAGGTCGGGAGATCGCAACCGAAGGCACCCCGCTCGAAGCCTGGGCGCGCGTGCAGCCGAAACAGCTGCATGAGCTCAAAGCGCTCGGGTTCAAGACGGTCGAGCAAATCGCCGACATGGACGACCAGGCAGCGGGCCGGGTCGGTACCGGGGGCCAAGAGCTGCGCCGGGTCGCGCAGGCGTTCCTCAATGATGCTGCCCGGATGGCAGCGGTCGAGCGGCTCGCTGCGGAGAACGATGCCAAGAATGCCGAGATCGAGGATCTGCGGCTCAAGCTGCACGGGCTCGAGCAGACAATCGAGCGGATCGCGGCCAGCAAGGAGCCCGCAGGGCCGCCGGTGCTGCCGTCATCGCTCGACGCGTTCGCCAAACTCGCGGGAACGGATGCCGCGATCGACTCCTAACTGCAAACACGTACACGCAAGCTCAGAAACTTATGTCGCTTCTCTCGATCTGTCAGGAGGTCGCCGCCGAGATCCCGGTAGCGCCGCCAGTCGGCATTATCGGTAATCCGGACGGAACGGCCCAGCTAATGCTCGCACTAGCCCAGCGCGCTGGTGAGGCGTTGGCACGACGCCCGCCGGGCGGCTGGGTTGCCATGATCCGCGAGTACGATTTTGCGACCGCAGCCGTGTCGCCTTTCTCAGGCACTGTGGTCAATACGGGGCCCGGCGGGGTGGCAGTCATCTCCGGCGCTGCGCCAACAGCAATTGCGGCCGTGACGCCCAACGCCTGGGTGGCGTTCGGCACCGGGCTCAAGAGCAACTCCATCGTCGCCGCGGTGAACTATGCGTCGGGCACGATCACGCTCTACCAGCCAGCGGCCACGCCAGGGCCGGGCCAATATATGCTCGGCCAGTCCGATTATCCGCTGCCGGCCGATTTTGCACGGCCGCTCGATAACACGCTCTGGGACCGCTCACGTTTCTGGTCGATGCGCGGACCGCAGTCGCCACAGCAATGGCAGCTGTACAAATCCAGTGTGATCGGGCGTGCCTCGATCCAGCGCCGGTTCCGCTTCCGCCGCGCTGGCTGGCTAGCGGGCACGACCGGCAATGGGCCGAATGTGTTTTCAGTGGACCCGGTGCCGACCGACAATGGTGCCCAGCTCGTGTTCGAATACGTGTCGAATGCGTGGTGCCAGTCGGCCACCGGGGGGCCGCAGAGCGTCTGGGCAGCTGATACCGATGCAGGCATTCTCGACGAGTATCTGATCAAACTCGGCTTGCGTTGGCGTATGCTGCGCCGGCTCGGCATGTCTTATGCGGACGAGCTCGACGAATACGAACGCGCGGTCGCCAAGGCAATGGCGCATGATGGCGGTGCCGCCATTCTCGACCTTGCGCCCCCCGATCGGCTCACCCTGATCGGCCCGTGGAACCTGCCGGAGACCAACTTCGGAAATGCGATAGGGTGACCAGGGATCAGGAATCGGGAGGTCAGGAGTGAGAGCGAAGCCCCTGGCATGGCTCGTCATTCCTAATGCCTGCCGCCTGAGTTCCTGACACCTGGCTTCCCGAGACCTGAGATCCTGATTTCTGCCATGGCTATTCTTCCCCGCTCCCAGCGGCTCGCGCTCGCTGCTCAAGCCGCCGCGCGGCCAGTTTCAGTGCCGGCCCCTATCACCGGATGGAACGCGCGCGATGCGCTCGATGAAATGCCGCCGACAGACGCCGTGCTGCTCGACAATTGGTACCCGGATTACTCGGGCTGCGCGGTGCGCAATGGCTTTGTTCTCTACGCGACCGGGGTCGACTCGTCGCCGGTGCGCACACTCGCGGAATACAATGCGGGAGCCACTCGCCGCTTCATCGCCGCGGCGGGTGGTAAGTTCTACGATATCTCGATTGCGGGAGCCGCCGGCGCGCCGCTCGCGAGCGGCTTTGCAAGTGACGCCTGGCAGACGGTGCCGTTTCTGTCTCGGCTCTACTTCTGCAACGGCATCGACACCGCACAAATGTTCAACGGCAGCTCGTTTGCGAGCGTCAGCTTCACCGGCGCCGCCAGTCTCGCTTTCATCGGCTGCGTCCAATATCAGAACCGCCTGTTCTTCTGGCTGCCGAATGCAACCGGATTCTACTATGCGCCACTCAATTCAATCAGTGGAGCGCTCGCATTCTTTGACCTCGCGGCGTTTGCACCACACGGCGGCAACCTCACGGCCGCGGTCACGTTCAGTCATGATGGCGGGAACGGCGTCGCGGATTTCATCGCCTTCATCCTGTCTTCGGGCGACTGCCTCATCTACTCCGGTAATGACCCCTCAAATGTCAATGCCTGGTCGCTGGTCGGGATCTATCGCATCAGTCCGCCCGTCTCGCCGCGCGCCGTCTGTCAATACGGCGCCGAAGCATTCATCACCACCTACGACGATCACATCCCGTTGCAACAACAGCTGGTGGCGCTGAAGCTCGGACAATTGCCTCCACGCAGCAAAGTCTCGACTGCCGTGCAGAACGCGGTGCGCGCTAATCTCGCCGGCTTCGGTTGGCAGGCACTCTACTATCCACGCGGGCGGCGGCTCATCTTCAATATCCCCAATGCGGACGGGACGTTCTTCCAGCATGTCCAGAATACGGCCCTGCAGACGCAGCCCTGGTGCCGCTTTACGAACATGAATGCCTATTGCTGGGGACTGTTCCGAGACAACCTCTATTTCGGCGCCGCGGGAGGGCTCGTGTACCAGGCCGACAGCGGCAACCTCGACAACATCGGCCCGGTTGCGGCCGACGCGCGACAGGCATGGAACACGTTCACGGATCCCATGCGCAAACGGATCACCGCGGTGCGGCCGATGATCCAGGCGGTGAGCGGGGAAACCGTCAGTTTTGGCCTCGGCTTCGACTACGGGGACATCAATATTGCAGTTTCACCCACGACGGCCGGCGCAGGATCGCCCTGGGACGTCTCGCCGTGGGACACCTCACCGTGGTCACCTGACGCGATCGTCGATCCGCGATGGCGGGTCGGTGGCGGCAGCGGCCAGTCGATCGGCGTGCGTATGACGGCAAGCGCGAATGCGCCAACCGTGTGGTTGCGCACCGACTTCCGTTTCGAACAGGGCGCCGCACTCTGAGCGGAACTCAGATCTCAGACTATGCGCCCGACTATTGCTAGAGAAGAAAGGATACGGCCCACCAGATAGCCGCACCCACGAAGATAGCCAAGGCGCAGAACAGTACAATGCGTCCGAGGACGCGATTGCGGCCGAAAGCAATAAACGCGGCGCCCACCACGAGCGTCCAAACAACAAAGTTATAACCTTCCGGTTTGGGCAGCATTATCCCGCAGCGCTAATAGCGCACCCCCTCTGATTCGCACGTACCAGACAACCCTAGTGCGTCCCATGCTGCTGTTCAACCACGATGCGGTGCTCACGGCTTGGGCGGGCGCCCGGCTTGGCATCGCCGACTTTCGACCTTGCACGACAATCGGCGTTGCGCGTGAGGGCGCTATCCTGGCCGCCGCGATCTACAACAACTATCGGCCGCCCAACATCGAGATAACCTTCGTGACCGCGTCACCGCACTGGGCCAGCAAGGGAGCGATCTGCGCAATGCTGCGCTATCCTTTCGTGCAGCTTGGCTGCAAACGCCTGACTGCCATTACG